AGTCATTGTAGATGCATGATTAGATGCATTAATCCAAGGCAGAAACAAAACATTTAGATTATCAAATGTAATCTCTGCAGCCTCTGGATAGATTTTGATGTTTGAATATCTGTCACCTAATAGTTCAGTAACAGCATTTACTTCGTTTGTATTTTTGAAATAGGTATCGTGATTACCAACCATAACATGAAGTTCAACTCCTAATTCAGCAAATCTTTCTATAAATCGTTCACGAAAGTCTTTTGCAATTCTATAGGATAGAAACTTTCTTCTATCCATAATATCTCCCATATGAATACAATGTTTTATATTGTGTTCTTTTAGGTATGGGAAGAATTGTTCTTCATAGAATCTAAAGAAGTATTCATTAAAGTTCATGTTATCGTTTCTGGCACCAAAGTGTGTGTCAGTAATTATCGCAATTTTCAATCGTCAGTTTCCATAAAATTTTCTAAACCCTTTGGGTTATCTTTGTTTTCTTTTTTCTTTGGTTTATACACAGCTTCATCAGGCACCATAATTGTAGGATCAAATCCACCAACATGATAATTTGTACTATCGCCTTCCATAGTTACATATGGAACATAATCTTGTTTCTCAATCATTCTGTGTTTGACATGAGTTTGTTTCTTTTCCTTTTGTATTCTACGAATAAATGCATAGTATATTATCTGTGTAAAATATGCAAACGGATTCTTGGATTTTTCTGGGTTGAAGTTTTTGATGTACTGTAAACAGTTCTCAATACCATCTGAAATCATTTCTTGTTTGTAAGTATAGTTTATGAAGTTTGGTCTGTACGAAAGTCCATTTGCAATCTTCAGAAAACATGAGCCGATGTAGTCAGTAATTCGTGGAGGTTCATCTCCAGCTTCTTCTGCATCTTTACACTTTTCTTTCCAATCAATCATGGCTTGGTGAAACTTCTTGTTGTCCACATAGTGAACGCCTTTTGCTTTAGTTTTTGCCATTAGTAATTCCTTTTTAATCTATGTACCTATTATAGTATGAATGAACAGTTTTGTCAAGGTTTTATAACAATAAATTATTAAAGACATAAGTGGGGAAATTTTGCCATTTCCATAACATCTGCATGATTAAACCAACCAGTAGCAATATACTTTTCATAGTTTGAAATTATACTTCTATGAGTGTGTGTAAAGTCTGTTGGCCATATTAAAGATATACCTTTTTTTGCTTTTAGTCTTAACTCTGGATAATATGCGAACTCTGTTCCACCACCATCTGGTAAATCATTAAGGTATGTCATAAAAACTAACGACCTTTGAACACTTTGAGCTTGCATCCTTTCATTGTGCCATTCTTTATAACCACCTTTTGGTGGATAGTATTGAATATTAAATGGTGTAGAAATCAAAGTCATTTGATTAAAGTGTTTATATTTTTTTCTATATGCTTCTAAACCTTCAAACATACAATTAAAATAATTTCTTACTGCTAAATTATTACTTCTAGGATAACAGTAAACGTCTATGCCTTCTTTTACTTCTTTAGACCAAAGTCCATCTGTATTGTGTTTGTCATCTTTGTTATTTTTGTAATATTCTATGAGGTCATCACAAATTTTATCTGGTACTTGAAAGTATAATATAAAATTTTCCATTAGTAATTCCTTTTTAATCTATGTACCTATTATATACTTAAATGAGGTGTTTGTCAATAGATAATATGTTAATGATTGAACCAACCAGTAGCAATATATTTCTCATGTTGTGATATTACACCTCTATGTGTATGGGTAAAATCAGTAGGCCATATCATTGAAAAACCTTTCTTTGCATTTACTTTGAAGTCTGGATAATATACAAATTCTGTTCCACCACCATCTGGTAAATCATTAAGGTATGTCATAAAAACTAATGACCTTTGATGTGTTTGTTGTGTACTTCTTTCATTATGCCATTGTTTATAACCACCATTTGGTGGATAGTATTGAATATTAAATGCTTGAGATATTACTGTATTTTGTTTGAAATGTTTGTACTTTTCACAGTATGCATCTAATCCTTGAAACATAAAACCAAGATAGTTTTGAATTACTGGGTTTTGATTTTTGGGATAACAAGCAACATCTATACCCTCTTTTTGATCTTTTGTCCACATTTGTTCTGTGCTTGTTTTATCGTGTTCATTTTGTGTGTGATATTCTATAAGAGCATCACAAGCTTCTTCTGGTATTCCAAATGTTAATATAAAGTTTTCCATAATAAATCCTTTTTTCACTTGACTTTATCTCAAAATCGTGTATAATCACTATTGTGACTCGTCAGATTAATGTATTGTTTTCTTAGTATTGAAGTTATCTAGTAATGCTGTTAAGTCTTCATCAGATACTAAATCTTCTTCTAAATCCATTTCTTCTTCTTCAATTTCTTTTAAATCTCTTATTGTAGGCTTTGTATGTTTTACAACTTCGTTTATATTCTGTAAAACATAATCATAATATTTACATAAACCAACACTTGCAGGCGTCATTACAACTATTGAATTTTTTTCAATATTAAAATATTCTTCATCTGAATATGGTTGAACCCATCTACATAATTGTAAAGATTCAACAATACCTTTTTTTGTTGTTCGGGCAATAGATTCCATTTTTAGTGGAGAGCTTATTTTTAGTTTGCTTGATTCAGATGAATCTCTATTCTTGTGAACATAACAAACTATGTCCTCACCATTTGATAATTTTACAACGTATTGACTCATAAGTTTATCCTATTAATATCATAATTAAATTGTTCTTCCTTGTATATATTTAGTCGTTGTGTAAAATGTCTATAGGTGAAGTTGGGTCTAGATTTATAAGAAATGTTATCTGACACATCAAAGAGCTTAACTCTGGACTTATCATCACTTTGTCGTAACCCTCTACCGATAGATTGAAGCACTCGTATTCTACTTTTTGATGGAGATGCGAACACGATATTATTGATAGCCCGAATGTTAATACCAGTAGAGAACGTACCATATGATGCAACAATAATCGCATCTTTTTCTTTCTCTGTGATTGCACGAATCTTCTCTCTTGTTTCTGTAGTTGTTCCACCATACACAAAAAATACTTTTCTGTCAAGTGTTTTTAATTCATTNTATAATAAAACTCCATGTTTGTCAACNANCTGAAAAAGTAATANTGTATTACCTTTTATANTTGCACATAGTTTTTCAATNAACTTATTTCTCTTTGGGTGTGAAACCAGATAGTTTATTTCTTCTGCATATGTATAGTATCTAACTCTTTTAGCTTCTTCTTCTGTATGTTTTAGTACAATACAATCAATATCTAACTGTGCAAGAGTTCCCCTGTCAATTAGTTCCTTCGTTGAAATAATCTTCTTAACTTGACCGAATAAGCCCTCAAGTACTAGTCTATGTGTTTGAGTTCCGTCTAAAGTACCAGTTAATCCAAACCTGTATTTCACATCTCCTGACTTCGCCATTATATCTGTTAAGGATTTTGCTTTGAATAGATGAGCTTCATCTCCTATGATGCAACCATATTGTGCAAAGTAAGGCCTGTGTAGTTTGTAAATAGATTGCCATGTTGATATCACTACAGGTTTTTTAGAACCTTTATCTAAACCAGCATACACTCTGTGAATGTTTTTATCTTCCCACCCATAATCAATAAAATCAGAATACATCTGTTCAACTAGTGATGTAGTAGGTACAAGTATAAGTGTCTTGAGTTTCATTAGGTTGTAATACCTAACGAGTGTGTATATTATGAGTGATTTGCCTGAAGCAGTAGGAGATAAAAGAAGACAACGATTTGACTGTATAGCGTGCCAAATTGCATCAATCTGATAATCACGAAATTGTATAGGTTTACCTCTGCTCTTGGGTCGTAATGACTCGGCAAATTCTCTGACGCTCTCACGAAAAACATTCCTGTCATTTTCTACTCCTTCTTCCATTATATATTCTATTGACTTTTTTGAACAATACTCTTTTATGTAGGGTAATAGTCCAACGTATATTCTACCATTATGTGGAGAAAATAATCTTATCTTTCCATCCCACATACGATTTCTGTATTGTGGCATGAACTTAGCGCCTGGTACTTCAAAAGTAAAGTAATCAGATAGTTCTCTAGAAACATCTTCGTCTACTTCTAACTCTAGGTAAACCTCATTTACTTTTGAAATTTTCAATTAGTAAGTCACTCCAGCCTCAAACTTTTTCCATTCAATCGCATTTTTAATATCCCAACCACGATTATCAACTGACTTGATAACTCCTTTGATATAGTCTACTACTGTTTCTAAATAACCTACTTTGTTCTCTGCGTTTATTATTTCTTCATCTGAAGTAATATAAACAGCCAAGTCTGTCTTGAGAACTTTGAGGTCAAAAGGTTTAGTTGCATATATCTTTGCATCAGCTTTACCACCATAATATTCCCATTTCTCACGATACATTCGTTTGTAATCTCCTTTTGCTCTGAACAAAAGAAGTTCGTATCTAGATTTATG